TTCGGTCGCCATGGCTAGGCCGCCTCTGCGAGAGCGAGGCTGAGGTGCACATCCACGATGCGCAGGCTGCGGCCGGCACCGGCGGCGGAAAGGGCGGCGCGATAGGCGCGCGCCCGGTCCCATTCCCGATCCGCCTCGGCCTTGGTCAGGAAGACCAGCCGGCCATCCATGATCCGGCCGGTGCGAGAGCCCCGCGTCCGGACACGGCAGCGGCCATCCCCGAGCCGGGCGATCAGCGCGCCGGGGCGAACCCCGGCGCTGGTGAGGATGTACGCGGGCTGAGGGCGAGAGACGGTCATGGGCCGACGTGCTCACCGGCTTCGACCCGCTCGCGAATTGATCTGAGCGTCGCATCGAGCCAATTTTCGAGATCGCTAATACGATCCTCAGCCTCGTCCACGATGGTTTGATCAATGTCGTTCCAGGTCGCGCCGATGTCCGCGAGTGCTGCTTTCGCATCCTCAACGCGGGCCTTCAGGCGCCGAACCGCCCGCGCCACCGTCCAACGCGACAACGGCTTATGTCGGAAATAAAATGGCCGGCTCACAGCGCACCTCCCTCGGACAGCGCCACCTCAAACGGCACCACCTCAAAACTCTCGCCCTCCGAGGCGATGGAGATGCCCGGAACCTTGGCCGCCTTCTCCGGGTCGGCGATCATGGCCTCGCGGTTCACCTCCTCCGAGGTGCGGACAAACTGCTTCAGGCGGAGCTTCTTGATCTTCTTGATCAGCTCGGCCACGGCGCCCTTTGCACGCGGGATGCCCTTCACCTTCGGCGGCGCCGAGCGCCAGGAGAGGGTGCCGGTGCCAAGGTCGACCGTCTTGGTCTTGTGCTGATTGGTGAGAATCGTCCTATTCGCCTCGGCCCAGATCCGCAGGCCCTCGGTAAGGGCCGCGATCTGCTCCTGCATGGGGGCGCTGAGCGCTTCGGCGCGCGCCTTGAGCGCGACGATCTCGTCGTTCAGGTTCGCCTCTATGCGCATGACGTCGCGGCTCAGCGCGCCATGCCGCGCCACGGCGGCGGCCGCGTCCTCGCGGGTCTGCGGCACCGGCAGGTTGGCGCCGCGCGTCTTTGTTCGGGCCTTCTTAGCCATTGGGGATCTCCGGTTTTGCGGGATTTGCGAGGGTGACGTAGCCGATGGACACCAGCGCCCGCGTGAGCACCTGGCGCGCCAGCGCGGCCTTGGGGGGCAGCTGCGCGTCGTCGAGATCATCCAGGGCGCCGAGCAGGTCGGTCGCCGCGCCCGCGACCGTGTCGAGCGCAGCCACGGCGCAGGCCATGTTGATGATCTGCTCGGTCGATGCAGTGACCGCAGGCCAGCGCGGGTTGACGTGGCCGACGATGCGCGTGGCCGTGGCAACGCCATCGTCCAGGTTTTTTCGGATGGCGGGTATGCTCACGCTGCACCGCCTTCCCGGCGATCAAACACGCATGGCAGCACCACGATGTTGGTGCCCGGCAGTTCAACACAGCGGTGCGTGGCATCGCGCATGGCCGCGAGGCTGGGCGGGGAGAAGCGAACGAGATCCTCCGCGATCTCCAGGCACTCCACGCGGCCTTCCAGCTCCGCCGCGCGCAGCGACATGCGCACGAACGCCGCCGCCAGGGTGTCGAGATAGGCGGCGGGGAGTTGCAGCCCCGCGCCTTCGCGGGACTTGATGGTGTCGGCGACGGCGGCCAGATCCTCGCTGAGCAGTGTGCGCTTCATGATGCGTTTCCCTTCTGTTGGAAATGGGGGCACCCAGCCCGGCATTCGCGGTACCGCCGGATCGCGATCGATGACGCTGTCGAGAAGGGCTTGCGCTGTTCGGACAGGCAGCGGTCGCCGCCGATTTCGCCGAGCACACGACAGACGACAGTTGCGCCCAGCAGAGCACCGCGGACTTTGGCTTCCAGGCCATCAAGGGCGCTCGGGTATTTGCGCGCCAGGACCTGCGAGATCTGTGACCCGGATACGCGAAGCTTGCGGCCGACCGCAGCCTGCGTTTCCCTCTGGCAGGCATCGGCAAGGGCTAAAATCCAGTCTGGGGCGTCCTCACCCCACCCCTTGGAAACAATTGCGCGGAAGTCTGTCGTGGCGGTCATTCCCGGACACCCCGAAACGCACACAGGTTCGGATCCCAGACACTGCCGTCTGCCTTGAGCACAGGCGTTGCTTCGCCGGTGTCCTCGACCAGCAACCAGCGCTTGAAACCGTTGGAGGTCAGTGCCTCTCCCGGCTGCCGGCGCAGTTCGCTCAGATATCCCGCCCGAACGAGAGCCAGAACGAAGCGGCGTGCCCCCGCTGTGCTTGCCCCGGACATCTCTTCCAGGCGCGCCAGATCAAACTTCTTCACGACGCGGATGGTCTTCCACATCTTGTCGCGAACCGTTCGCCTCTTTGGTCGGCGGGCGTTTTGTGTGAGTGGCTTGTTGGGACCGCTGGTGATCGTCTCTCCGGCGGAGAGCGCGCGTTGCCCGGCGGACGACAAGATGAAGCAACCGCGCTCGAGACGGTCGACCCAGCCGCGCTCGACGAGACGGCCACACCCCTTGGCAACGTCGCGGGGGGAACACGCGGTGCGTTCCACCAGTTGGGCCGTTGTCAGGCACAGTCCAGGCTCCAGAGCCCGCACTATTTCCATTTGACGGGTTCCCTGGCCGGGCATCATTCAGCCCTCACGGTGACGGTCTTTCCGGTCACGCGATCGGTCAGAAGAACCTGTCCATCCATATCGGCGAGAGAGATCGCGCGGCCGAGGCGGCGCCCGACCCGCTCGATCGATCCGATGCCTTCCAGCACCTCACGGGCGTAACCGCGAGATGCCTTGTGCAAGTGCATGGAAAGATCATCCGCAACCGCGATTTCACAACGCCCGGCGATGAGGCGGCGCGTATCGTCCGGGTTGAGTTCCTCGAAGGTGACTTCGGCGGACACCCGGGAGGAAATCTGTTTGTATCTGGTCAGCGCCTTGATGAGGCGACCCATGCCGACCAGAATGACCGGAACCTCGACCTGGTCGGTGATGTCGCGGAGCGTCTCCATCATCTTCTGGGACGAGACGATGTGGTCCGCCTCGTCGATGACGATGGCATATGGCACACCGGCGGCAAGTGCAGAGGCAGCCCTGCCGGCAAGCACGCGCACCGCCTGCCGGTACATTTCCTTGAAGGTGCGATCCGGCTCCGAACCCAGGCAATCAAGCAGATCTTCAAGCATCCACCGCGAAGACCACTCGCGCTTGGCGCGGATGATCGGCAAATCGTTCTGGATCGCGAACCACTCGGCCGTCGAGGTCTTGCCGCGACCGGGATCACCTTCAACCACCATGAAACACTTCTCGACGGCAGCGCGGCTCTCAACGCGTTCAAAGCCGGAGAGAAATTTCTGAACGTTGGATACGACGACGAAATCGTTCTTCAAGATCTGTTCTCCTGAGATGAGAGAGGCTTAAGCAGCGCGGCGAGCCCTGCCGTATCGACGTCGTCTGCATCGAGGCGCAGCCGGAACGTCGACGAACGCATGCGTTCGAGCAGATGGCGGGCATCGTGGCCGGTGATCTGGGCGGGGTGCGAAATGACCCACTTGGCCATTTCCACATCGTCGAGGAAGTTCGGCCGCTTTTCTGGGCCGGACGGGGTTCGGGGGGCTTTCGGAGACGACTGTGAGCTGCGCCGGGACAGAGCCGATCATCTTCACGGCGGGTTCAACCTGCGACGCGACGAGCGACAGGGGCGGCGACATCCCCTCCTCCGCAACCGCGACCCGCTTCCGCTCGACCCGCTTCAAGCGGTTTTCAACGCGCTTTTCATGGGCTTGCTCTGCAACCGAGCGCGGGAAGTAGGAGACGGAGTTTCCGAAGAAATTAGCGACGCAGATGTGGCGCTGATCAAGCGTCGAAACCCATATCTTGGAGGCATCGTGGATGTCGTACGACACCAAAACATCGCAATCGTGAAACTCTTCCAGCTCCCGCGCGAAGTAACGGTTGGTGAAAAGCTGGATCTCGCCCCGCAACACGTGGCGCCGTTCCTGGGGTCTGAAGTCAGCATCGCCGGCCTCGACGATATCCGGGCGCCAACCTTGCTCGATCCAACCGCTCCAGACCTCGTTCGGCGTCATGAACCGCCGCTTGCCGCTGGCATCGATTATCTTCGGCAAGGCCGAATGCGGCCGGTCGTTGTAGGCGGCGACCTGCTCGTTCATCCAGGCGATGAAGTCCGGCCACGACTGCAGCAGCGGGCTTGAGCCGTGAGCGGCGATGTCGGCCGCCGTGGCCTTGTCGATCCGCTTTCGCGCTTCCGGGTCCATGTCCGTGCCGACATAGGACGGCAGGAGGCGGGCCGCCTCGATCCATGTCTGGTGGTGGCGCTCGATGACGCCGCGCGCCTGCGAGCGGTATGGCAGGCCTGTGTGCTTTTCCACATCGAAGCGGGCGAGCAAGCCCACAAGGGCGTCGTCGAAGACGGCGTTGTTGAAGCCCGATCCTCGGTCCACATACCAGATGTCAGGGACACCGGAGGTCGCGAAGGCGTGGCGTAGAGCGTCGATCGTGCCCCAGGTGTTTTCTGCGAGCGCGACCGACCAGCCCACATTGCGCCGGGTGACGACGTCGATCGTCGAGGTGATCTCGGGACGGAACTGCTTTCCGGTCATCGGATGCGCGACCATGGCGTGGTGCGTATGCCCATCGGTGACATAGACGGCGGTCGGCCAAAGATCGGAGACGTCCCGGCGCACGAATGCCTTCAGCTGGCGCAGGGCCTTGGGGCCCATCCGTCCCCGCGCGCGGGCAATGGCCGGCATCCTGCCAATCGTCCACTGGATCGTGCGCAGGGCCGGTAGCTTGACGTTGGGGCATTGCTTTGCGCACTCGCGCGCAGCCACGACAATCGAGGGCTTGGAAGGAAGAGCATAAAAATCGAGGAAGTCGGACAGCCAGGCGGGGGGCACGACCTGTTCGCGTGGGCTGGGGTCCGGCGCCAGGGCGACAGGATCTTCCCCCGCCTTCTGGAAGTCGGAGATCCAGCGCATCAGAGTGCGCGAGGAGAGCAGCACCCGCTTGCCTTGCTTGGCATGCGCGGCGGCAACGGCGGACTGAAGTTCCGGGGCGAGTGTCCCGGCAGTGCCTTTCTCTACGATCATATGAATGGCGCGCATCTTTCCGCCCAGGCGCGAGACCCGAAGGATCTCCCGCACAAGGATGAGGCGCGCATTCATTATGTCCCGCTGCCACTTCTTCAGCTCTCCGACCGTCTGACGGGACCCCTGCTCCGTAAGCGCAGGGAGTGAAGGGGCTGTCGCGCTGTGAGCACTGTCTATGACAGCTGGCAGAGCGCTACGCGGCGTCATGGCCTGTTCTGCCAATGCAGATCGGACGTCGGAAGGAAGATTTGCGGCAGCGTATATACGCTGCCTCCCGCCGAGGACGGACCTTTCCGAAAAGAGCCATCCTTCTCGCTTGGCCCTTTTAGATGCCCCCCGCTCTGAAATGTGCAGAGCCTCTCCTATGTCCTTGATTGTGACTTCGCTCATCGCGTCCCCCCCAGGAGGGCGCGCAGGCGCTTCTGTGCCTCTTTCAGTTCCCTCTGTGCGCGCCCGACCTCGGCATCGCGTCCGTCCTTCGGCTCCATCACCAGCGTGCCGCGCTTGCGGGCAAACAGGAGCTGGAGCGCACGGGTGCCTGTGGCTTCCTCGAAGGCGGGGCCATATTCCATCGGGAACCGCCACCCTTCGCTCGAGCGGCTGGTCCATTTGTTGAGCATGTGTTCGGAAATCGCTTCGTTGAGCAGGAAGCTCATCCTGGTCGCGATCTCGGACCGGGACAGAGGGCATTCCTTGATCGCGCGCGACAGCGTTGCGCAAACCTCTGAGCCGATGGCCAGACTGCCCTCAGCGGGATGCTCCGGCTGTTCCACCGGCTCAAAGGCGTCAAGGAGGCTGGTTTGGCGGGGGTCGATCGTGCGGGTCATCTTGAGCCGCCTCCGGCATGCGCCGCCGCATCGTCCTCGGCCACGGCCTTGAGGAGCGATGCTGCGAGTTGATGGATGCTCTCGCCCTGCGCCTGCGCGACCATCCGCAGATAGTCATAGGTCGCCGGATCCAGCCGGACGGTCAGCCGGTTGTCAGACGGCTTCGCCGCCCGCACATCCGACCAAGACCAGGCGCGCGCTGTGAGCTTTGCCATCAGGCGCCCTTTCCCGGTGT